AAAGCTGTACCAGCAGAAAAGATTGTTGCTAAACTCAAATACATGAAGACTAACGAACCTCTCAAACTTGTTAGTATCAATCCTACTGATATTATTGGTTCAAAAGAATTGTGGATTTTCAATACTAAGACCCGTAAACTTGGACGCTATGTTGCAGACGAGTACAAGGACTTGGCTGTCAAAGGTACTACAATTATTGGATTCAATGCTACCGCTAGTGTTTGCAAAACACTACGCAAACCCGAAGAAAAACTCAAAGAGTTTAAAGCGGCAGGTAAGGTACAGCTACGCAAGTTTTTGGACACTATTAACGCTACAGACACTATGATGAACGGGCGTATTAACGAAGACACGATTCTGCTTCGAGTGCAATAATTATTAGGTTTTTAGGTGAGTCTCTTGATAAATATCATAAAGAGACTCAACTATGCCTACTATAAACAATCCGCAAGATGCTTTATCACCGTTATTTGTTACCAGAAATGGTAGACTTTTAACTAATTATGACTTAGACTTAGCGACAGGACATGCTTACAGCATCGATAATACTCCAATTTTATCGTTAACTGAACTAGGTATAACTGTTACGTCTAGTAACTTAAGAAGCTTAGGAACCCTAAATAATTTAGAAGTAGAGGGAGATGCTTTACTTGGCGGGTTTGCCTTCTTTAACAGCACACATAATCGTCTAGGTATCGGAACAGATGGTCCTAGCTTTGCCATTGACATTTTAGAAAATAATGTTGAAACTATCATTGGTAGTCCTCGAAATGACATCACACATATTGGTGCGTACAGCAATCACGATGTAGCTATCATTACAGATAACCAAGAACGCCTTATTGTAAAAAATAGCGGGGAAGTTGTTATTAACAATGATTTAACAGTGCATGGAACATTGCATGTTAGCTCAGTAGTAACAGACAGCAGAGTTGATCGTTCTCAATCGTTAACTTTCCTTCCAGGGCAAGATGCTAGTATATTTGGATTAGGGTTAGCTTGGATTGGTCAAGATCGCACACGTACCCTGGCTATTACAGCTGGTAATATATTATCTACTAGTGAAAGTTTTAATGTTGCAAGGACCCAAGGATACTTAATTGGCAATGAAATGATTTTGAATTCTACAGAGTTAGGCAGATCTGTAGTAACTTCTAGTTTAACAACCGTTGGTAATTTAGAAAATTTAAAAGTTTTAGGAACTATTGAAACAAGCAAACTTTCTTTTAGCAATTTGAATATAGATAATAACGGTATTAATTCATCATTATTGACAAAAATTACTGTTGGCGATTCTGATGTGTTTTATGGCGATCGTTATCAAATTGTTGTTGGTGATATTGCAAAACAATCAAACCCTGTAAAAGTTTTTGGAGCATTAAGTGTTAACATCAATAATCCAGATCCGGACGTTCAGTTTAGTGTAAACGGAGATGTTAGCCTTGGCGGTAAGAAATTTACCACCGGTGTAGAAGCACCAGTTCAAGGAACTTGGCACATTGGAGATATATGCTGGAATAAAAATCCAACACCTTCAGGATATATTGGATGGATATGTATTGTTTCAGGCAACCCTGGACAATGGGCACAGTTTGGACAAGTTGCTAGCCAATAAACTTGCTCTTTACAATTAAACCTGTATAATTACTATATGCGGACTTAGACGCTCATCCCGCAATATAAACTCTGCGTGTCATTGTTAACAGGAGAACATAACAATGGCAAAATTTTACTCAACAAAAACTTACGGTAATGACCGCGGCTTATCATGCTGTTTTAGACAATGGCGTGCCACACACAGCCACTGCTCAACACTTCACGGTTACTCAATTGGCATCAAGTTAATCTTTGAATGTGATACACTAGATGATAAAAACTGGTGTATGGACTTTGGTGGACTCAAAGAATTTAAAGCGTGGGCTGACTATATGTTTGATCATACCTTGGTTATTGCACATGACGATCCTCATTTGAACTTCTTCCAACAAATGGCTAATATGGGCAATGTTCCAAGTAGCGGAAGTGGTGATCAAGGATTTGATAAAGTCAAACCATACCAACGCGGTGCGTTATGCGATCTACGTATTGTAGAAGGAGTAGGCTGTGAAATGTTTGCCAAGATGGCATACGACAAGATGGCTGAACTTTTGGCAAGTGGTGATATGCGCTATCCAATCAAACCAACTGTAAGGGTTAAATCTGTAGAAGTATTTGAACATGGTGCTAACTCAGCTACATACGAAGATTAATCAAACTAGTTGACCAAATATGGATATAGTGTTATAATACACTATGTCCATTTTTATTGATTGTATATTATGAAACGTATTGGCTTTGCCTGCAAATGGATTGATTATCCACATCAAACAGACGGCATCCACAAAGATGACGATGCTAAACAGTATAACACAGGCACAACTACTATCAGTTGGTTAAATAGACAATCAAGAGATGTCGCGGAGCAGAAACTATGGGACCTAATGGTAGGCAATATCGAAGCAACAAGGCGGTTGGTTGAACGTGTCAGTACACTTGACTCTTCTCTTAGGATGGTTAGGATTAGCAGTGACATTCTGCCTGCTTATACTCACGAGTCTTTTAGTGATTATTGGCGTAAACCTGACGTGGTTTCATACGCCGAAACCGCGTTTAAAAGAGTGGGCGATCTTGCTCGCGCTAACAATGTTCGCTTGTCTATGCATCCTGGGCAGTTTACAGTCTTGGCAAGTGATAACCCAGGCATTGTCGAACGCTCAATCGCAGAGTTCGAATATCACGCCGATATGGCAAGATATATGGGGTATGGGAAAACTTTCCAGGACTTCAAAATCAATGTCCACATCTCCGGCAAACAAGGTCCCGAAGGCATCCGAAATGCCTACAAGCGACTAACACCAGAAGCACGTAACTGTATTACTATTGAAAATGAAGAAAATTCTTGGGGATTAGATGACTGTCTTACTATTATCGATATCGTTCCTATTGTGCTCGATATTCACCATCATTGGATTCGCGAAGGGGAGTATATCCTTCCGTCAGACGATCGTGTTAAGCGTGTCTTGGACAGTTGGCGCGGCCTGCGCCCTACTATGCATTATTCAGTCAGTCGTGAAGATTACCTCGTGGGTTTTGATACAACTGTAATGCCTGATCGAAAACTGTTACTTGAAGACGGTTACAAAAAGCAAAAGCTCAGAGCACACTCCGACTTCTATTGGAATAAAAGTACTAACGAGTGGGCTTTGAGCTTTTTAAATACACACGATATTATGTGTGAATCTAAGGGTAAGAATCTAGCTAGCTTCGCGTTATACGAGCAAGCTAAGGAACTTAAACTGCTTTAGGCTTTTTTGGAGCACGTGGCTTCTTGGCAGCTGGTGCTTTCTTAGCGGCAGTCTTTTTAGCTGGTTTAGCAATAGACTCTACCACTGCCTGTGTAGCTTGTTCAGCTACTGGAGTAGGTGCTGGAGTTTCCACTTTGTATGGAACTTCTGCTTCTACTGCCTTAGGCTTAATACCAAATAGTTTTTTAATGTGATGTAACATAGTTAATCTCCTCGTGAATTATTTATACGATAAATATCATTATGTACAACTTTATTCGTTATGTTAGTTTAAATGAAGGCAAGGCTCCTAAAACCCTAGAGCAAGCAATTTTACCTTATAAAAAGGACGAGTTAGAGCCTGCCATTTCCGAAGAAACTATAAAATATCATTACGGAAAGTTATATAAAGCCTATGTTGACCGTTTTAACAACGGTGAAGGAGATGCCGATTTTAATGAGGCGGGTGCGTTTTTACACCATATTTTGTTTACACAATACCAAGCACCGCTAGCATCAAATCACCCTACAAATATTGCTGAGAATTTTATCAACAAATACTTTGAAAGTTTTGATAAATTTAAAAAAGAATTTGAAAAAGTAGCAATGGGTATACAAGGTAGCGGATGGGTTTATCTCGCAAGTAACGGCACTATCAAAACTATCAAAAACCATCAGATAAAAATGGACATTGTACTGTTAATTGACTGGTGGGAACATGCTTGGGCATTAGACTATCAAGCCGACAAGAAAGGTTACCTGGCTAACCAATGGAAAATTATCAACTGGAATATTATCAGCTCTAGAGTTGGTCTAACGTCTTAAGACTGCTTGCGGGCATATTCCATACTTTGCGAGACTCAACGCCCTTACTCTGGGCAAACTTCTTAGCATCACAATTACCGCAAACATGGTAATAATTGTTGTTTAAACGATTAGGATCCATGCTTCCCTTGTCACGAGTAAACACTTCCTGACAACTGTCGCAACGAAACACTACTACAGTTTTTTTGCGCATGTAGGAATGATTCAAACCACGCTTGCTGGTTCGTATATGTTGGGTTTGTCTA